TTGTACGCGGCGACTATGCCCGCGCTTGGCTTCGCATCGATCTTGAGGATGCTGAAGGTTTTGCCGTTGATGGTGATGCGATCATCCATCTTGGGCGCTAGCGTGCCCGGCATGGTGACTGCTAGGTCGGTAGACACGATAAGGCCATCGATCAGCTCTTGCGCTTTCACGCCCTGCACCGTGCCTGTGAAGGCTTGCGGTGTGTAGGTGACTGTGCCAGGCTCCCACGCTGTGCCGCCGCTGTTGCTGTAAACATCCAGCGACAAGCCGCCCTGATCGAACTGCTTGAGCAGATCGGTGGCGATGTTGCGCATGTCTAGATAAAAGCTCATGCGCGGGCGCTTTCACCGAATAGCGCGGGTTTAGGCAGTACGCCGATTAAGGTGGCCAGCGCATCATCTACGGCGGTTAAGGCCAAGCGCTGCGCGTTTGCATCTGTTGCGCCGTCGCGGTAGGTGACAGCCACAGCGCCATCGACTGAGGCCGATTTGATACCCTTAGCAGGCACGAAAGATGGGGACAGCGCGTTAGGTGTTGCTAGCTCTGCAATGGCGGCTTCGCAGCACGCATTGATAACCTCTGAAGGTATCGCGTCGCTGGCGATTGAGTTGCCCTCGACATCCGAAGCGCCCGATCGTGGCCATGCCAAGCCCTGAGCGCGTGCGTGGGTACGGTAGCCGCGCCAGCGCGGTAGGTATGCAGCATCAAGCCAAGCGGTAGCGCGGATTAGCGCCGCTTCACCCGTCGCATCGTCTGTAAAGGCTTTGCCGCGCGCCAACGCATAGGCTAGGCAACTGGCGGCGGTCGCATAGCTGTTTGCGGTGGGCTTGCCTGTACCGTCTTCAATCACTAGTGCCATTTTTGCGCCCTCGTTTGGGTTTAGGCTCTGCAACTATTTCGGGTGTTTCTTCGGCCTCGATAGTCTCTGCCTCGACTTCATGCCAGCCTAATGCACGGTGCATGGCTAGCAAGTCAGGGTGAACCGTGATGCGCTCGCCGCTCTGCTCGACTGTAATTAAATGACTCATAGTTTCACCTTGCAAAAAAAGCCGTCCGACTGGCGCACAATCGGGACGGCTTCGGTTTCAGTGCTTACGCGCCTGCGAGAGTGACAATGTGCTGATTGTTTACAGCAGCCGTGCCCCAAGCCAAGCAAACTTCATACTTCACTTGGCGGTATTGACGGTAAACGCGCACCTCGAAGGTCAGACCGCTGACTGGGTCAGTAATCAGCGTGCTATCGTCTGCGCTGTCGCCGCCGCCCGGTACTGCTGGAGCGCGGGTTACAAGCACCATCGCGTTGCGGTCAAAGGCAAAGTTACCTGTGTAAGCACCTTTAACGGTGATTGCCTTAGCGTCAGCCGCTGCGATAAGCAGGCCGGGCTTATTGATAGACAACACGCCTGCGCCTGTGCGACCTGCTGCGGCTACATAGAACTCGTTAGCGTTTGGCTCCGCATCGGCGATACTGAACAACGAGCCAGCGTTGATAGCCGCTGAACCAGTTTTGACAGTGATGCCAGTTGCGCCTACTGCTGCCGCGCCATCGGTCACATACGATGCTGCCGCCCCTTGCACATGCGCCTTGATGCCTGCCGATTGACGAAGCGCGAAGCCCATCAAACGATCAGTCATACCGTTGCGCAACATGTCAGAGCTGCCCGCTTCGTTCACTTTGAACAAGTTGGATTGCAAGCCGCGCAAGTTAGCCATTGACAAGCTATTCATTACGAATTGCAGGTCAGTGCTTGGCGCGCCGTTAGCCTCCAGCATACCAGCTGTTGCGGCCAAGGCGCTCATATTGGCGGCTGTGGCGAATGGTGTAGTTGGCGTGCCGCCTACAGCATAGGCGCGGCTCGCGCCAGTTTTAGCGCGGATAGCTAGGTCAATCTCTACCTGATTAACCAGCTTGCGCATGGCTTCAGCGAATTGGTCACGCAAGACAGTGGAGTACTGGCCGCCAGTTTGCAGGGAGCGCTCTTGTTCGCCGTTCCAGAGGATAGGAACCGCGAATGATTTGTCGATCGTGATATCGGTGTAACCAATGGTCGTGTTGCCTGTATCTGCTGGCAATTGGCCGGGGGTGATAGCCTCCAAAGCGCCCACATCGGCCAAAGGCACTCGGACAGTTTGGTCTTTCGCTGCGCGCTCTGCGCTTGTATCGCGGCGGACGGCTGGGATGAAACCAACCATTTCGCGTGAAACAATGTTCAGCGATTCGTAAAGGGTAGGGATCAAGCCTGTGAGGGTGTTAGGTGTGCTCATATAAATTCTCCAAAGGGTTTAGGTTACTTTGCCGCCATTTTGAATGTGTGCCACCTTTGCGGATGGCGTTAAACCTTCAAATTGTGCGCGGCTGATTGCAGCCCCAGCAGCTCCGCCGCTTGAACCGTTTGGAACCTTCCCAGTCCCTGATAAGCCTGTCGATTCGAACGCGCGCCCGAATCTTTCGTCTTGTCGCAATTGTGCCACATAGTCAGCAACTGTCAACGGCTGCCCGTTGTTCGCTAGCATTGGCATGCCGTCAGTGTCCAGCACCTCCACGCGGTACTTACCATCAGCCTCCACCATGCGGGTGCGCTGCTCGATGATCGGGCTTAGTAGCTCTATGCTGCCCTTAGCCTCTGCTAGCGCGGCTGTGATCGCTTGCTTGCGCACGATGGTGTCTAAGTGCGCGGCCTGTGACTTGATGCGCTGCTCATATTCGGACAGCGCTTTGGTGTGTTGGTCGCCTAGTTTGCGCGTGGCCGCGTCGATCTTGGCCTGCGCCAGTTTGTCAGCCTCTGCGCGGGGGTCGAGCTTGCGCAATTCTTCCAGCTCTTGCATGGCTTTGCGGGCTTCGGCTGGGTTCAGGTCGCCTAAGTCTGAGACTTTGCGCTCTAAGGTTTCGCGGTTCGCGCGCTCTTTCGAAAGCGCTGATTTCAAGCCGCTGATGTCCTCTAATGCATAGCCGTCGGATGCCTCAACATTCAGGCGAAAGCGCCCGTCGTCTAGCTTGGTGTAATGCTCTTCAAAGCCTTTCGGCGCTTCTGTGGTGATTGCTGCTAATGCCATGGTGTTTACACTTTCCCAGTGTTTGCGCCTTCGACCGAATCTCTCGGCCTTGGCGCGTTGCTATTGCCTGCCAGCTCTGCTAGCAAGCGCTCCTGCTCTTTATCGTCCTCTACTTCAGGCGATAAGATGCCCCTGCGCTTCAGCTCCTGTATTAGCGTTTGGTGGCTGATTAGCCCCGCTGCTTGGAGTTGAACCAAAATCTCAGGCGCTTTGGTGTCGCCTAGCTCGATAGCAAAATCGGTGTCTATATGAACCAGCGGCTCATAGTCGAGATTCTCCCAAGCCGCCATATAGCGCAATGCGCGCTCTAGGCAGTCCTTGAGCATATATGCCCATGCTTGCACCGCGCTGGATGCACGCTGCGAGGAAAACGCCACGGCTACCTGCGTAAGGCCGGCCGTGCCAGCGGTCAAAGGCTGCCGCCCCAGTTCGCGCATGGTGGTTTCTAGGCCTAGCAATTCGTCTGATAGGAACTTAAGCGTGTTCGCGTTTGGCTCTAGTGTTGTCCAATTACCGTGCTGACCGATTTCATTCATCGGGGCATAAAGCACCGTGCCCGGGCCAACTGGCAAATTTACCTGCTGCCCTTGATCGTTTAGCGGAGGGCTTACGCCATTACCTACTAGCATAGGAAATGCTGTCTGCTCTTTCGCCAGCTTCAGGTTAGTGGCCGCTTGGTAATGCTCCAGCTGTAGGTCAACCACGCGCTTCATGGGCATGGTAAAGCGCCAAGCCCCCGGTTCACGGCGGCCTGTGAAGAAAGGGACTAACGGTATTTCGCCGATGGCGATAGTCCCAGATGCCCGCAAGGTTGCCTCGTCTTGGCCGTAGTCTTTGCGCCAAACCTCGAACCGCGCGCCCTGATCGTCCTTCAGTAGCAAGCGGATTTGCTCGTAAGCCTTGCCCGCTTCGTCGTGGCCTGATTCGTTTATGCGGGCATAGGTGAACTGCTCACGCCCGCCAATGATGTCGCTGCGCACTTCCAGTATGTCCGTGGCTTTGATGCGCACCAAATACGGGCGCGCGCCAATTGCGCGCTCATCCGCTAGGGTTGCACCTGCCGGGACTGATGGGTAATCCACCAGCACCCAATCAACGGCGTTAAAAATGCCCGCTAGAAACACCTGCTGAGCGAAAATGTGTAGGTGATTATCTCCGCGGTCGATGTCCTCCACGAAGGCTTGGATAATCGGCGGCGCGTTATCATCTGCTAGCCCCGCCTCTTTAGCGAAGGGCTTCGAGGCTAGGCTCTCGACGATATCGGACACGATGTCCACTAGCACGCTGTTGCGCATGCGGTAGGCGTGATTGTCAACTGATTCGTTAGGGAAGTTTGGCAGATACGCTGTAGTGCGCATAGCCTCCACGCCGGCGGTTATATCGGCCACATGCTTCCAGTAGCTTTGCATTGCCGCATGGTCGCCCGATGGCTTGAGGATGTCTTTCATCTATAGCTTCCAAAAATGGCGGTGGGCTTGGTTCTGCGCTTCATCATCGGCTCAAGCGCATAGCGTAGCGCGTCGATTGCGTGATTGTGCGCATCCACCAGCACGGGCAATATATCACCGCTCAGGCGGTCTACTTTGTAGCTATACAAATCGAACTCCTTGGCCGTGTTGGTGCATCTTGGGTGGATTATGACACTCTCAAAGCTTTTAATAAAGGCTACGCCATCCTCGACGCTGCCCTTGCCCTTTTCGCAAGCCGCCATTCTCGGCAAGCCGTGGCGCTTTAGGTAGCTGATTGATTCAGGCCGCGCATTGTCTGCCCGCATTATATGCGAGGCGACATCGGGCATGGCCGCTAGTATCTTGGGCGCTGTTGCGTCTAGCTCTAGGCGCGCGGCGTAAATTTCCTGCTCGATGTAAAGCCGCCCGTCTGCTATCCAGCACTTGACGGCGGCTGTAGGGTCTTGGCTAAAGCCGAAGTCTAGGCCGAAGTATGGCCCGTCCCAATCGGCTGTTGGCTCGAACTCTGCCAGCTTGTAGCGGCCTGCGAAGACTTGCGCGTCGGATTGTTCGTAATATGCGCCCTCCCAGATGTGGCGATATAGGGCAGGGTCTAAGACATTGAGGTCGTGTAGGCGCTGCTCCTCCAGCACGGGGGGGAACCATGGGTTGTCGGTGTGGTTTACATCCGCAATGATGGTGCGCGGTGGCGGCGCCACACTATCAAAGGTGCGCGCGACCCAGCTATCGCGGCGCTTTTGGTTATACAGCACATGGATTTCAGACTTCGCCGCGCGGATGGTGGGTAGTAAGTCTTGCCAGCTTGCGGGCGGTATGCTCTCGGCCTCCTCCACCAACACCAGATCAATCTGCGCCATCGACTTGATGCCGTCAATATTGTGGCGCAAGCCCTTAAAGATAAATTCTGTCCCGTTGTTTTTATGCCGCAAGTAATCCACGCCGACATCGTACTGACTAGCTAGCCACTCGTTGGAGGCGATGGCGTTTTTCAGCTCTGCGTGAAAAGATTCTTTGATTGTGTTTTGATATTCGCGCGTGCAAAGGATACGAAGCGGCTCAATCGCGCCCCAAATAGCGGCCATCTTAGCCGCCGTGAAGCTTTTGCCGCTGCCCCTGCCACCGCGCATAACCCGATAGCGCACTTCGCCACGGGCGGGCGTGTAAAGCTCTAGCAGCTTAGGGGCAAGCTCAACCTGTAGCGCTGTCATTGGCCTTTTGCGGCGCTACTAGCTCAATGCGGGAAATAGGGCGCATCGTGCCATCGGGATTGGATATATAGATCGGAAGAGCACACGTCTGAACTCCAGTCACTTAGGCAT